ATATATAATTCCAAACTAAAATTGTAATTAATACATACATAAGCAGGGGACGCCAAGATGATGTGAACCAGCCAGCTTTAGCTTCTGCCTCAATTATTCTTGATGCAGCTTGCATTTCTTGAGTATGCGATTGTAACATTTGAGTTTGTAAATCTGCTTTTAATTTTGCAGCCAAATCTTTATCTGCAACTGCTTTATCTACAGTGTTAAATAATATCTTAGCAAGCGGCGCTATAGCATTTAACATAGGTAACATTATTCTATCTCCATTGTTGAATAAACAGTCTTACCATCTATTCGCATTGCTTTCAAATATTGTTTTCTATTTTGACTACCATTGTAAGAGCAATGAACCCATCCAGAATTATCTTCAGCAGGGTTCCAGAACTCAAGTATTAATTGATCAAAGTCTAGGTTCTTATAAATCCAGTTAGCTAATTGAAGATTTGGAATACCATCTATTTCAAAGTCTGCTGCTTTACCTTCTGTATGTTGAGACTTAATAGTTGAACCAACAGCCAGGCATAGCTCAGGAGATCTATAACCAGAACTTACTTTAACAGAAGTCTGGAACGTATCTCTAACTGGCTGCAGGATATGATCGCATAACAACTGAAGATTTTTGATATGTTCAACTTTTGGAATATTAGATATCTTTTTATCTTCAGCTGTTTTGGAATAAGTTAATTCTTCTAATGTAAAATTTTCTGATAGTTTCATTTTATTGTTATCTTATTATCTTTACCAACGTAAAGTATTTTAACACTTAAATGTTTTTGTCTTTTATTTGGCGCTCTGTTTATACGATCTTTATTTTTATTACCATACTTTGTATCTGATAATCTAAAAGATTCTGTCTTAACATCATAGTTAGTATATTCTTTTGTTTTAATATTATAGGTTACGATATCAACTGGACCCACACCGCAGAGTGGAGTGAATATTAAAAGATCCGGATCTTTAGCAAAGTGTGAATGAGCTATGACTTCGCTCAAGACACCCTTGTTACTTGTCTTCATTATCTAAAATATTTAAGCAAGCCAACTATTGCGCCGATGATACCACCGACTATTATTATGAAAGCAATAACACCTTTACCTTTATTCATATCTGAGTGAAGTTGTTTAACATCACCACGTAACTCATCTATTGTTTTAATGAGCTGCGACATTCTCTCAGCGCATAGCTTCTCATGTGCCGATAGTCTAACAGACGTTGTAGATATCTTGTGCTTTGTTTTCATTTCGCCACCATATATAGTGGCATGAAAAAGTCAATCTATAGGTGTATATGGGATGCTATAAACACCCCATATAGCATTTATTTACTCTTCTTCGTCTTCATCATCTAGATCAAATTCATCCTCATCTAGATCGTCTTCATCATCAGATGCATATCCTTCTTCAGGATTGATCTTTAGCTCCAGATCGTCTAAGAGATCTTTAATCTCATAGATTATATCCTCAGCAGATTTTTTCTTTTTTGCCATGCAAACTCCTATAGTTGGTTTGGCATGTGCGAGATAAAGTTAATTGAATAATAAGTAAATAAAATTATTTTTTATAACTTATTGTTTTATAACTATTATTTATTTATTTTTTATATAATTTTTCTACTGTATCTGCGTAGTTCTTCCAGAATGATTTTGCATCTTCAAAAGCATCTGCATAGAACTTAGTCCAGTAGTTTTTAATATCAGTATAGTTTAACATTATATTCTCCATTGGTTAATGAAGTCTATATAGGTTTAACTATTATATTTTCAAGATTGCTTTGATAGATTCAATAGCTTTGCTGATTTCATCTTTATAAGCATAACCAATGAAACCTCCAGCTAGTAAACCAATAATAAGTGTAATCATATTATTTCCTGTTTAGTTGTGAAATAAAACTACCATAATATTCGGTAGAACCCAAGTGTGTAATTGGTGTAGATAGATCAGTCCAGATCTCAAAGCCACACTCTTCAGCTAATCTACAGAAGTAATAATCTTCTGATAAGAATCTATTAACACCATCTTTCTCTTTATAGATTCCAACTGGAAAAAAATCATACGCATTATCTGATCCTTCTATTCCTGTTCTTAGATCTGGTTTGTATTTAAGCTGAGGATTATTATCCATGATAGTAGTAAACACCTCACGCTTAATCATCATGAAACCTGTGGCACTTTCCTTTACCCTTGCGAATCCCTGTTTAAATTCTGTGTTAGGATATAGATTAACATTGAACTGCAAAAGATAATCACGCATTAGTTTCTCATCTATGTCTGTATTCTTCTTGATACGATCTAGTAATTGCTGCCAGTAAAAACCTTTTACAGGATAGGTGCAGGTTACAACTTCTCTATTAAAGTCTATTATTCTTTTTAAGTTCTCTATTGTGAAACCTATGTCAGCATCAATGAATAATAAGTGTGTGCCATTAAATTCTTTATTATCCAGGAACTTAGTTACAAACTTATTTCTAGCACGATTAATTAAGGATTCAGTAGGAAGTGTTTCTATTCTAAGATTGTGTCCAAGATCGTTTAAAGGTTTGATGCAATTAAATAATGAATGAAATGTCATGTTGCTGACGTTGCCACCAAAACAAGGTATTGCTATTAAGATATTCATAACCCTTTATGGGTTAGATTATATATTAGATTGTACTAAATCCCAAGATAAAGTTTGTTCGTTCCAATTATATAATTTACCATCTACTGGTCTAGCAACTGGTGCTTCCCATCTACAAGTTGTTTCATTTAATAGCCAAGACTTAAAAGGTTTAGGTGCTATGAAAGCATCTCTTTGTTGATCGTATTGGTAACCTATTCCTGCGTAATTTTTTCTAAAATTGTTATTATAAGAAGTTTGTTTCCAAACATCTCTTGTATTGTAAAGTTTATTAATAAAATCTACTCCAGCTTGTTCAGTTGTTGCAACATCATTAGATACTACAATTACTTGTTCAACTATATTTCCTACTCCTAATTTTGCAAAGTGTGCCATAAATTATCCTGTGTATGTTCCTGATGAGTTAAATACTAAAACTGTTTTTCCTGAAACTCCAGTAGTTACAGTTGGAGAACCAGTTGTAGTTCCTGAATAACTTCCATCAGGAATGCTTAATATAACAACTCCTGAACCGCCTGCATTTGCAACTCTACCTGAATATCCATTAGCAGCTCCACCACCACCACCAGTATTTGCTGTTCCTGCTGTTCCATTAATACTTGTTGAAGCACCATTCCCACCTCCTCCAATACCACCATCAGTTACAGTAGTAGAATTACCAGAAGTACCTCCACCACCTCCTCCTCTATAAACTGAAGAACCTGTTATTGATGAAGCTAAACCAGCTCCTCCTATTCCTATATTACCAGAACTACCAGAACCATTAGTACCTACTGCACCTGCTCCTCCTCCACCACCTCCTGAAGCTGAAGAACCACCTGGTTCTCCACCAGCAAAACCTTGATTAGCAGTTCCAGATCCTTTTGCTCTAGATGTAGCTCCTCCACTACCTCCACCTCCAGAACCTCCAGAATTTGCTGCGGCATAAACAGAAGCTCCATACCCACCTCCTGTAGATGTTATTGTTGAAATATTTGAACCTGAAATTGAAGAATCTGAACCATTAGTCCCAAGACCAGGATTTCCTGCTCCAGCTGTTCCACCAGCACCAACTGTAATTGTATAAACTGTTCCACCTGTAAATGTTAAACTTGTTTCTGAACTTCCTCCACCACCTGAAGTTTCTGTACCAAATGAATTTCTATATCCTCCTGCACCTCCACCTCCAGATTCATCATGACTACCACCTCCACCTCCTGCTATTACTAAAAAATCTACTGAATATGGTGCTATATAAAATGGATTTGTGCTTTCTAAATATCCTGAGGATAATAACCAGCCTTGTGTAGAATCAATAAATGTAAATGTTAATGCTAAACGATTAGTATTAAAAACTCTATTTCCAGTTTGTGTTTGTATTTTTAAACCATTAGGATTTACTGTTAAATTATTTGTAGCAAAAGTTCCTGCGTAATCTAATAATATAATTGTATCTCCAGCAGTTGCAGAAGAAGGAAATGTTACTGTAAAAGCAGCTGAAGTAGTATTACAAGGATAACCTCTACCAGCAGATGCTGTAAATCCTGTTGTTTGAACTGATTGCCAAGCTATTAATCCTGCAGTTCCAGAAGCAAGTTTAGCAGAAGTTACTGTACCATCGCTAGGAGTACCTATTGAAAGAACATCACCTAATACTAAAATAAAATCTATTGTATCAGATGAAGTTAAAGCATCTGAGAATACTATTGTTGAACCTGATATTGTATAAGCTGAAGTTGGCGATTGAATAACACCATTTAAAGATACGATACAGTTGTTTGCAGTTTGTGGAAAATAAGCAACTCCACCATTTAATAAATTGTATGTAGCTGTAGCAGATGTTGTAATAGCATCTAGCTTTACAAAATTTCCTACAACTGGTTGTTTGCCGATATATGCCATATTATCCTATGATACTCTTTATCTCAGCTTCAGTTAAACCTAAAGCAGATAATTTAGTTAATGCTGATTGTTTGTTAGATATTTTAGCTTGTTCTTCTGCTTCAATTTCTGCAAGACATTCTGGTACTAAATTTAATATATCTTGTTTGTTGATAGGTTGAGTTCCGTTCTCCCAAACTATTGTATCTAAAGCTGATATATCATCTCCTGATATACTTGCTGTAGCATTTTGATTTATTTTTCTAATTGCTTTAAATATTGCTTCTATTGTTTTCATAATTAACTTGCTATTTCAAAAGCTGTTATTGTTCCTAATACTGGATATTGTTGAAGTCTTACAGTGTTACTAGCATTTGTTGTTTTCATATATACTTGATAAGTTGTTGCAGAAGTTGTGCTAGGAGAGTCTGTAATAGACATAGCTAAAGGAAATCCCCAATCATTTGAACTTTCAGAAGAATAATACAATGACATTCCTGCTGTTGCATCTCCTAAATTTGTGCTTCCATTTCTAAAAATTGTATAATGTGCTGAACCAGTAGCACCAGAACCTCTTAATCCTGCTGTAGACATAGTTATAAATATTTTACTGCTTGTTGATGATGGAGTTATTGTTATTGACAAAGTATTTGAACCTGTTACAAAAGAAGTTGATGTTGTGCTTCTTTGTGTTCCATCAGTAGCAGTTACAACTTGCAATACTTTACCACCTACACCAGAAGCAAAGTCAGCAGCAGTAATTGTGCCATCAGTTATTCCTAGTGATTTTATTCTTGTTAGTGGCATTATTAAATTCCTTTTATAATTTTATTGTTAGTCTTTACAAGCAATTTA